AAGAAATGAACGGGGGATAATCAATAATGAAACAAGTTATATCAATTTAGACTCGTATCATTCTCTATTATGAAAATGACGAGATACCAAATTGACATAACTTATAACCAATGAATCCTCTGTTCATAAATAAATATATATAGAAAGAATGTTCAATTCAATGTTTTTTATTCGACTAATTTAATCGCCCATAAATCAGCAGTAAGATTTGAATTAGTTAGATAATCATACGGAATTGTAAAGTAACCATTTTGACCCCAACTATCACCCCAAGAATTTCTTATAATAAACTTTGAAGATGCGTCATCATATCCTACCGCCAGTACTGCATGACCGCCTATTTGTGATTCGTTGGGTTGTGGCATTTGAACTATTCCAGTTTTAGCTATTTCTGAAGATTCAAAACTAGAATATACTGAGAGACCAAGAATAATTGGGAAATTAGAGGCTAAACAGGTTTTCATATCAATTAGAGTTTGAGGAACCGAGTAGTAATTTAGTGCTTGATGAAGAAGAGCATGTTTAAAACATTGAAGTGGTGGTTTGTTTCTAAACACACTGATATCATATGGCCATTCTGTTTCTGGACAAACACCCAAATTTGCAACACTCTTTATACCATCTCGAATTTGTGCACCAGAATCACTCCTAGTTGTACCCCCCATCACTCTTTCATTATAATAAATGAAAAGTCGAGAAGGAATAAATAACTCTGTTTTCTTTTGTTGCTGTTGCATAAATTCATGAGCAGCACCAATGGCGTTCGCTGTGCAACTACCTAATTCGCCTTGGGTATAAACTGGTGGACAAAGGGGTCTTAAATCTATACTTGGAGGTAAATTTACTGGTGGTTGAGGTGCATGTAATGCAGCACAAAACATGATGTCACGATGATCTGGTAGATCTGGAATCCATCCACATTTTTTATTTCTTTTGGCCATGTGTATACTCCTTCTTAATGAATTGTACTATGAAACTTTTTAACACACGACGAACATCCAGTTTTTTTTGAAGAATTAAATACTGTTGTAGTATTTTTACGTTTTAAATGCTTTGACATTTTTTTAAGTTTTTGCAAATCGAACTGTTTCATAAATAAAATCTTCCTTAAAACATTTCATAAAATCAGATTCTGGACAGGGTTCTCTTTTCTTCCCTTTTAATCTTTCATCTAATTTTTTTCGTTGTTCTTTTTCGGTTTTGGTTAATTCTCGCATATATTACTCCGAAAAAGAATAAATTAATTTTGCTCTATATTTCGGAACTGTCCATTTTTCTGGATTAACTGGTTCATAACATTTTTTATTTAGTAGAGTTTTATTATCTACAATTATGATATTCGTAATAAAAGAAACATCTTCAAAACTATTTGCTAATATACAGCTATGCGCCCACTTGCTTGCATTTGTTTCATTATATTCTAAATCCATTTTACCAGATAACCCAACACTATAACAATCAAATCGGCAAGAAGGATAATGACAATGACCCATAATAGTGTTTCTTCCATATGTTCTAAATAGTTTATCTAAGAATATTCCACCTTTCTGTCCTATCAGTTTTAGATTACCATGAATTAAATTCATGTTGGCAATTTTTTTCATTTGTTGTAATTCAATTATTTCAATTCCTAGATCTTGAATTCCACTAATAAATTTAAAATCTAATAATTCTGAAAGCTGTGGTATTTTATCTACTAAGTCTTGAAGAAATCTTTCATGATTACCGATTGTTAAAATTCTTCTCTTTGCCCACTTAGACATTTTTGTTAATAAATAATTGGTAGAAGAACTTTCTTTTAAAATCTTTTTCTCTATATGCATACTGCCATGTTTTACAAATTCGTGATGATTAATTGCTTTATTTTCAACAATATCTCCAAGACATGCAAAAATATCCGGTTGATAATCTTGTACGATTTGTTCTTGTATGTCCAAAACATTTCGGTCATGATAATCAGTATGTAGATCTGAATTGATGAAAGATTTCTCATCTGGATCTAAAACTTCTGTTTCTGTAATAACTTTATCAAAATAGGCAGTTGTGAATCCTTTAGAAGTTTTATGAATTCTACACATTACAATAGAATAATCTCCATGTTTGTCTACATTGACGATTATTAAACCTTGTTGCCAGGTTTTATATTGATGCTGCATTCTTCGATACTTTTTATAACCGCTGGGCATTGTTATCTTGACGGTTCTACCATCAGTAAAATCTTGCTGCTTGATTGTGGCTACGATATGTGGTTCACATAAACAACCAGGACTCGCAACACAGGCGAAGGTATTACTTTCTGTACATCTAGTATCAAACTCGTGTCTATGTAAATTTGTAATAGTGCTATTTTCGAAAAATTCTGAAGTAATAGATCTTGATAGTGGTGTATTGACATAGTCGGTTAAAAGATCTTGGTTAGTGATCGTTAATTTATTACCAAGTAAAATTTCTTTTCTTATAATTTCATGGTTGAGTTTTTGCTGTGCTAATGTTTTTAATTCTTCTTCTTTAGCTATAATCATGAGATTAGAAAAATTTTTCCAATTATAATTGCTGCTATCATCATCGTCTAAAAAATGCCCCACATGAATAATTTTATCAGCAGAGATGTGTTTGTTTAAATTTTCTATCAGTTTAAACATTCCGGTTCTGGCGTGTTTTCCATGTGTATCTCCGCATACAATATAAGTTCCTTTACTAAGCACTTTATTACTGGGATATGAAAATCCAATTTGCTCGAGTTCATATAAAGCTTTTTTCTTTAACTCAATAAATGAAATTGGTAAAGATCCATTAATGATAATTTTTTGTTGAAATTGTTCTTTAGTCAAACCTTTTAACACAACCGGATCATGTCTTGATACTTCAATAATACCTTTAACTAAATTATCAATATATGTTGAATCAACAATTTTTTGTAAAGGAATCTTTTTTTGTTTTTTTCTGGTTGAATAATCCTTTAAAAAACTATCCCAATCAGTTTCAATGAAAACATGTCGAACTGCATTTAACGAACGACCCATTTTTTTTGAAATTTCTTTATACGTAAGTTTTTGTTTGGTTTTTAAAAAATATAATTCCGCTTTATCTTTATCGTGCCAATAATTATTTTCTTTATTAACATCACTATTTTTTAAAAAAATATTCCAATTTGTTTGATAAAACTTGTACTTAACAAGATTTCCGCTCTCTATTTTTAATTTTTTTGCAATCTCAGGAAAAGTCAAATGAGATTTTGTTCTCATTTGATATAATGCTGTCAATGTTTCGTCGTTCCATCTATCTGTTTTAAAAACTGGCATGGAATCTCCTAATGATTTCTGGATAAATTAAAGTAATCAAAAAATGTTTTAATTACATTTAACATATTCTAACCCAACATCTTACTTCTGTATATTTTATAATTTATTCTTGTGTATAATTTAAACGAACAGATAAAAATAGTGAATTCTTTGGTGGTTTTGAGATTTATGAAAGATCATGAGAAGATAAAATAAATGATATGAATAAATTATAAAGTTGGTAATTTGGAAAGGATATCATATGAAGAGTTTTATGATTAATAATGAAAATTTACATACTCAATTAAAAATATTATCTGCTCGATCTAAGAAAAGCATAATTGAATTATTAGAAGAAGCTATAAAACTTGTGTTAGAGAAATATCATGAATAAGTTATGTGAATACGAATTAGGCGATAAAGATATTCTTTATGTGAGTAAATTATGTGAGTGTGGGTGTGGTCAAGAATTAATTAAAGAAGGGAATAGGTTTATACGCGGCCATAGTAATAGAAATGAAGAAATTAAGAAAAAACAACATAATTCTATTTATAAAAAATTTGGTAAATATCATGCTCTTCAATCAGAAATAGTACGAAATGTATTTGAATGCACAATGATGGAAAGATATGACGCCAAACACGCACTACAAGTACCGAAATTTCAAGAACAAGCAGAACAAACATGTTTTAAAAATTTCGGTGTAAGACATTCAATGCAATCTAAAAAAGTTCAAGAAACATATAAACGAAACTATAAAGAAAAATATGGCGCAGAAAATCCATTTCAATTAAAAAATATTAAAGAACAGATCAAACAAACAAATATAGAAAAAATTGGTGTTGAAAATCCGTTTCAATCAGAAAAAATTAAAGATCAGATTAGACAAGGAAATATAGAAAAATATGGTGGTCCTGCGCCAATGTGTTCTAAAGAAATTCAAGCAACATATAAAAATACATGTAAAGAAAAATTTGGTGTTGATAATCCATTTAAATTAAAAAAAATTCAAGATCAGATTAAACAAACCTGTTTAGAAAAATACGGAACAGAATATCCGAATAGATCAAAAATAGTTCAAGACAAAATTAAACAAACAAACATTGAACATTGGGGTGTTGATCACTGGGCAAAAACACTACAAGGAAGAAAATTACGCAGAATTAATAGTATTAAAAGGAGAGATACTCAATTAGCTAATGGTGAACCAGCAATGCCAGTTACTGGATATATAGAACGAATATGTTTAAATATTTTACAGCAGTATACAAAATATAATATTATTCGAAATGATCAATCTTTTAAATATGTTGTTGGAAGATATCCGGATGGTCATATTTCAGAATTAAAACTTTTCATTCAATTTGATGAACGGCAGCATTTTGAAGATACAGAAATGACTATTTATAAAGAAGATGATAATAATTGTACTCTTGAATTAGCATCTTTAGGATATATTGTATTTCGAGTCTCACTGAAAGAATGGAAAGAAAATCAAGAACAAATTATAAATCAATTTAAGGAACTTGTAAATGAAAATAATAGATAATTTTCTCCAAGAAGTAACTTCTTCTTTTCATTTATTTTTGGACCTTGACGGCGTTTTGGTTGACTGGGATCGTGGTATAGAAGCATTAGGTTATGGAACTGTAGAAGAAATAAAAAATAAACATGGTACCGATTTTATTTGGAAACTTCTTTCAAAAGAAGGAGAATCATTCTGGAAAAATTTAGAGTGGACGCAAGATGGAAAACAATTATGGGAATTTTGTCAACCATTTCATCCCACCATACTGAGCGCTCCGACTAATGACAACAGTAGCAGAACAGGCAAAATTATTTGGGTAAAACAACACCTTGGACCTGATGTAAAACTAATTTTAGAGAAATCAAAAGATAAACATAAACACGCTAAGCCCGGATATATTTTAATTGATGATAGACCAGAAAATATCAAAGATTGGAGAAAGCATGTGGGCGGTGGAATAGGAATCTTGCACAAGAATGCAGAAGATACTATTTCTAATCTAAAGAAAATACTAAAAAAGTAATGTAAATTTTTTTAGTGATTTTAGAACAAAATAAAAAGAGCGTGATTTATTTATACAAAGGAATATTTATGAATAACAGAAAATCTCAAAAAATTTCGCCTGTTAAGATAGCTTTGATGGAGCTTGTGATGTTTGGTGAATATAAAGTTTCAGATAAGATTGGTGTGTGTGAATTTATTGAGCGAATGAGTGATGATCAACTTGAAAATATAGCTGAAACTTTAATAGTTTTAGATTCTGAATCTGATCAAAAATCTCTTTTAGAAAATAACTACAACGAAGAATTAAAGAAAAAAAATAGTAGTGTATTTATGTCGGAATCAATTTTTGCAAAAAATAGAGATCAGCTTATTTTACAAGAAGCTGATGATTCTGGTACACCTGATGCTATGAAAATTTTAAAAGTAGGTGGTGTTTCTGCTCTTGGTCTATATATAATTAAACATCAAGCAGAGGATCCTGCAGAAGTTTCTAGAATGATGACAAATCTTAGACAGACTAATTTGCGGGCATATGAAACAGTAGCTGCATATGTTAGACATGTCACCAATGGAAAAATAGATCTCCCATCAATGAAAAAAACAAATGTAGCATTAACTAATTTACATAATGCTCAACAGGCAATGTCAAATCGATATAAAGCAAGAAAACCAATTACTCCAGCATTAAAGAATGCAATAGATAAAGCAAAAGATGAAGTTAAAACAGCTAAATCTTTAGATCTTAAAGGTGGCGCAGCAGGACTCAAACGAGCTGGGAAATATAGTGGTTTAGTAATTCTTGCTATGATGGGATTAACAGGATTAGCAATTATGCTAGTTCATATATATCAACAATATCTTTCTGATGCAGCAGTACACTGTAAAAATAAAAAAGGTAAAGAAAACAAAATTTGTATATTAACTTATAAAATTGAAGCGTGTGAGGTTGCGATACGTAAATGTAGAGAAGCTTTGGGTGGTTGTAAAGATAAAGCAAATCCAGAAAAATGTATTCATAGTGTACAAACACAAATTTGGAATTGGGAAAAGAGAAAACGAAAATATCAACAAAAAATAGCAATAATGGTTAAAGAAGAAGTAACACCACCACAACACCCATCTAAGAATCCACTAGAAGATCAACCTTCTAAAGATGGAAATATGACGGGTGGTGGTGTATTTAGATCTAAAGCTTAATTACTTCTTAAAATTATTTGAAATAGTAATGATACCGCTGGTAATTCTGAGATACTCGCTCTTCAATCCATCTTGAATAAGTTGTACTTCAAAAATAACATGAGCATCTTTAATCGGAATAGTTTCATCTTTGCTGGCGGCAAAAGGATTATATGGGAAAAGATTCAATGCAAGTTGTCCAGATTCATGTGGTTTAAAGTTCACAGTCATTGGACTTGACATCTGTTTATTTCCATCAGTTTCTGATACTTCACCTAATAAATATTCACCGCTTACCATTTTGAACATTCTGATTGCCATTGTATAGTCTCCTTGTTTTGTTTGATACCCTATAATTTAATCGATTTTTTAAAAAAGGAATCTTTTATGCTGACAATTCGGTCCATCACTGCAAATCTACGAAAAGGTCAATCTGCATTAAAAATTCGCGATCTATTTATACAGCTCAACAAAACTTATGATACAATCAAAGATAGAATAGAAATTAACGGATGTAAAAAAGAATCATCTAAAATTCTTATTTATCTCCTATGCCCATCTGAAAAAACTCCCAACGTAAAATATAATATTGTATTTGAACTTCATACAGAAGATAAAATTAATTTAGATACCCCATTTAAAGTTTATTCAAATTCTCCAAATTTTGGCTACAACTACGCTTATATTTTTAATAAATTAGGAAGTCTGTTGTGGCCAGAAAAATATCCTTCAGAATTTACTACAATAGTACCTAAGACCAGAAATCCTTTCTTTTTTGTAGGTTTTGATAAACACATATATAGCGGTATAAAATATATTGCTGATTATACTGTTGGTCAAATCGTTTCTGAATATGACGGTATAATACCGCAAGTCAAGTCATTCAATGAAAAAGTTAGAGAAATTGGAGATGTACAAGAAGAATTAAGAAGATATTGAATTATACCCCATCAAGAATTGATTAAAACATTTTGATTTTCTGTGTGTTTGTTCTTCCAATAAAGTTTCTTAGCAGCAATAATTGCAGCAATATGTTTAGGACTTTTTGGTTTACCTTTTTGACCAGCAGACATGTTTGCACAAGCTTCTGGACTAAGTTTCTTTCCTTTTTTAGCAGCAGAAATTGCAGAACGAGTTGCTTCTGAATGGTGATATCCAAGATGGTTCTTATTACCTTTTTGACCAGCAGACATGTTTGCACAAGCTTCTGGACTAAGTTTCTTTCCTTTTTTAGCAGCAGATATATTAGCACGATGTTCGAGAGTAAATGGTTTTCTTTTTTTACCTTTATTGTATTTTATACCCATATGAGCAGCTGAAAGTATAGCACAAACTTCAGGACTGCGTTTTTTACCTTTCTTAGCAGCAGAAATTACAGCACAAGTTTCTTTAGAATGATGATGTCCTTTTATTCCCTGACCACCACTAGTTACATTCGTCAAATTAAATTCAGCTTGTTTAAATAAAGCGATTAAAACTACTTCTTGTGCTAATGCTTCTATTTCTGAAGAACATTCTTTTAAAATTAGAATAATTGGTATCTGTTTATTATTCCATAAATTTTGAAGCCATATATTTATAGGTCTATTTCCTTTTCTTGCACCAGGTGAAAGATGTTCTTCTGGTCTTTTTAATCCCGCAGCAGATTTACCTACATACCTTAATTCATTATCTCGCGGATCTATTAATCCATAACAGAGAAATTGAGATATTTCATTCATGATATTTCTCTAACAAAAGTTTGATAGCTTCTTCTAATAATTCAATCATACTTTTTTTAGAACGACCAGATAATATTTTTAATTTGGTATGTAAATTTTCATCATTAATCATAAAACTTTTCATATGATATCCTTTCCAAATTACCAACTTTATAATTTGTTCAGATAAATTTTAAAATCATCTGAATAAATTAAAATCGGTGATTGGTTTTCAATATTAAGAAAGGTAAATTAACATGAGCATTTTAGCAAAAACAGATAGACAAGATTTAGTTTGGTCAATGCGAAAATCATTACTGGAGCAAGTTAAAACTTCTGGTATTCTTACAGAAGGAAAGAAAGCTGCTGCAAATGATTTTATTATCAATGAAGCTTCATATGAGCAACTTTTAAATCTTGCTTTTAATCCTGAGAGAGAAACTAATTATAAAAGTGTCGAAGTACTTGAGAAAGTAGCTCTCGAGACTTACAGTTCTATACTTGAATCTGAGAACTCTGAGGAAAAAAAAGAAGAAAAGAAACTTGAGAAAAAGGAAAAAGAAGAAGAAGCTAAAGAAGATAAGAAAGAAAAAGAAGAAGAAGCTAAAGAAGAAAAACTAGAAAAAAAACTAGAAGAGAAGCTTGAGAAAAAAGAAAAAGAACTAGAAAAGAAAGCTGCTGTTAAAGAATCTATCTTAAGTAAGCTCGAAGAAAGCGCTAAAGAAAAAGCTAAAGTAATTCTTGGTAAAATTAGAGATCCAGGAATGAAAAAAAAAGTTACTAAAGAATCAGCAGTGACTGAAGCAGTTAAAGATGTTAAACCCGGGACAGTTCAAAAATCAAAAAATGCGATAATTCAGGGTACAAAAAAAACAGGCGAAATAGTACGAACGCATCCAAAAACAGCTGTTGTTACTGCACTCGGGACAGGTCTTCTAGCTGCTCGTGCCCTTAAGAAACGTCGTGAAAGACAAGCAGCTAAAGCAGCTGAAGCTACTGCTGCTCTTAGTCAAGCTTAATCTTATTCTGCGAAAAAATTAAAAGACTCTGGAATTCTTTCATTAGAATTCCAGAGTCCTTTTTCATCGCTAACTTTTTATATTAAGAATCTTTTTAGCAGCTTCAAGTAATGTTGGATTTGATTTCATCAACGACATAAATATATTAACTTGTTTTGTTTTAGCATTTTCAGATAAGTAAATTAATCTGAGACCCAAAGGAATTATTTCTTTTGCTGATTTAATTAATCCGTTAAATAGTTTACTTGTAATATCAAGTTCAAACGAAACTATTTGATTCTTTAGATCGAAATTATTATTTCTGAGATCTTTCAATAATTCATTTAGTATTGAAGACATTAGAGTATAACATTCAATTTTTGAAAGTAACGTAATATCTGGTAATGGTGTACCCATAAAGAATGTTTTTGCATTCCATTGACAAAATAACTTTTTGTACTCTGTAAATTTACTTGCGTACTCATTACCGATATGACCACTAGCTAAAGTTAATAAATCAACAGTTTTAATATCACTATTAATTTCCATTTGCGTTAATGCATCAGAGAAGTACGTCCACGATCTTGGACTTGCCCAAGGTTTAGACTCTAGTGGTTCTGATTGCAGAAGTTCCGGATAAAATTCAATGAATGAAATAATATCTGGACGAACTCCATATATGTGAGCGAAGTTAGTAATCCAATCACTTGCTTCAGCTTTAACGTCAAGAATAAAGAAACGGTTTACAATAGGTGCCATGATAGGTTGTGCACCTGCTCTATCACTAGATCGATTACCTGCAGCTACCATTACGAAGTTATCAGGCATCCGCTTGTTGTGTATTGACCTATAAGTTAAGAGCTGAAAGAAGTAAGTTTGAATTGTTTTAGTTGCTAAATGTATGTCGTCTAAGAACAGAATAATTCCTTTATCTTTCTTTGGTTGAATTCTCATGTTCTCAGTCGAATAGAATTCTGGATAAGACCAATTCTGAAAATGACTTTCATTTTTTAGATCAGGCTTTGGAAGACCAAATTGTTCGGGAAGCATGGTTCCCAAGTATTGTGGATTCAATCCCATCTCTAACTCTTCTGCAATCTGAGTAAGAAGATCTGATTTTCCAATACCTGGCGCCCCAGAAATTAAAATTACACTACTATTTTTTCCTTCTTTTACAGCTTTCTGTTGCTGTAAAATATTGTTAGTAATGTATTGCTTAGATTGGTTTAAGATTACTTCTGTTGACATCTAGACTCCTCAAACAAAAAAGCATACAACTCAAGCATTTTTGGATTACCATGTTCAAGATCATTTTTGATATCATCTTTAGTAAGTCCAATATCTTCTAAAGCATCTTCAATTCTCTGACATGGAATATTTTGATAATACCAATCTTTTAATTCTTGTATTTTCTTTGAATCAGGTATTTTCTCTGAATTAGGTATTTGATCATCAGATTCTTCTGTAATATAAGCACAGAAATCACATACTTTTTGATCTGTATCTGGTGTTCCAGATCCGGCATTTTGGTGGGGAATTATATTATCAACTAACCATTTTTTAAGTTTCCACCATTTAAACAAACATTCATTCCCACTTGATTGACCAGTAGATACATATATTGTTTTTATTTCATCGCTGAAATCTGGTTCAATATAGTTACTACCATTATTAATTACATGCATTAATCTAGAATACATTTCTGCATCTAGTGAACTGGTGTAAATTATAAAACTTGTTGAAGAACTATTGCTAACTAAACTAAGATGTGTTTTCATTATAATTCCTTTTTTTAATGATTTGAATGATAAAATTTTTTAATTCGACCCGATATATTAATTTTTAGATAATCTTCTATATATTCTAATATATCAAATCCATCCATGTGAGTACTTATTTCTAAAGCGTGTTCTAATTTATCGATGTGCCATCCAGGCCAATCAGAAAAAGATTCTAATCCAAATTTTGGAGCTTCTGTTCTATAGTTAATAATTTGATTAATTTGATTTTCAGTTAAATCTTTTGTAAGAAAAGTAAAACTACATGAACTACTATTACTTACTAAACCGTTTCTTGTTTTCAAAATACGCTCCTGATTGCGCCTATCTCATCGGTCCATAAAATTTTTTTACATCTAATACATATTAACATTGTTTCACCAACCATACCAGGAACTTGTTCAAAAAATTCATCTGTATTACATGTTGAACATTTTTTTGGGATTGGTTTATTTTTTATACCAAGTCGTTTACATTCATCTTGAATTTCAGCTTCCGCTTGATCCATGACTTCATCGCCTCTAAGAACATATCCATTATTAGACATTGATTACCTTTCCTATAATTCCTTCGGTTTTAAAATCTAAAACTTTCAAATAAATTCTTGGAATTCTTGATGGTAAAATCTTTTGAGATTCTTGAAGATCAGAACACATATCAGTAAGGGATAATACCAAACTAACGAATGTATTATTATTCTTTTCAAACTCTAAGACTTTATTGAATGCATCTTTATGTGAAGTTCCGCCGGAATGTCTTCTTATACAAAGTTCGTCAACATCATTCTTTGTTAACTTGTCTTCATAGAGCTTATCCCAACGAACTTGAGAATCATGTTTTATTACGTAGATATTTTTATAATAGGAATCTGATTGTTGTGCGATGTCTACCGCTTTACTAATATCTTCATCTAGCATACTCCCGGACTCGTCGATCAATAAAACTAATGTTCCATAAACTTCTTCCTCAGTAATATTCGCTAAGTAAGGCATTGTTGGGTTGCACAGCCATGTAATGCGCGGACGAGAGTAATTGATGTCTCCCTTTTTCTGTAATTCAATTAAGATACTATCTCCAAGAATTACATCCCAAGGAACTTTAACCGAGAACATCCGTTTGATAAATTTTTCAAATGAAGAACTTTGAAAACCCCTAGACAAGATTCTGGTTTCAAACATAGTCTTAGCTAAATCATCATTAAGCACTTCATTTGATTCTTTAGCTTGATTGGTTTGATCAGCCTGTGGAAATTCTATGATAATTTTTTTGATGATTTTTTTATTGCGTTGCAGTTCTGTTTTAGTAACTTTGATTTGAGAATCGTCTGGAATATTATTATTCGATAGTCCAATGCCGCCTAAAAAATCTTTATATGATTGTTGAGATTCTTTCTTTGTATAGCTTCCATCTTTCTGGAGTTTTTCATAAATTTCTTCTTCTATGAGCCCAAACAAATCTTCGCTGAATAAAACTTTATTTTTGTATCTATCTAGTTGCATAACTGCAAGATTTACTTGATCATCAAATCTCTCATTTTCTAGATTATAAAGAAAACCATTTAAAAAATAATCTATACTATATTGCCATAAAATTTGGTCTTTTCCTTCTCCTCTTTTCTTATGCATGAAGATATTATGTCCAACTTCATGCAACAAGACAAAAGTTAATACAGATTGAATATTGGTATTACATTCTTTAAAAAATGAATCATTTGGGTTTATGTAAATATATGAAAAATCCGTGCAAGCCGGAGCATTTAACGGGACTTGTTCAGTTAAAATAACTGGATAATTTAAAGAACATAGCCCAAAAGGCAAGTAAATATCTGAACGAAGAAATGATTCTGTAATTTTTTCAATCGTGATGTAAATATTTGAAAATTTATGATAATCTTTTGTTTTAGTTATATCCATTTTTAGTTTTTTCCTTGATTTAGCACTAACAAAAACTCTTTAAATCTTTGAATTTCTTTATCTGGGTTACTAAGAAATTTTTGCTCTGGAATGTAATAAATCATACACCCGAGGATTGAAACTATTCCTAATTGTCGTTCTTGATCATAATCACTTAATTCATCATTTGGTTTGAAATGATATGGTTCAAGAACTTCAATACATAAATTATATTTTGGACTATATCCGTCTACTGATTTACCTTTGATTATTTTTGATATATTTCGATTATTTCTAAGTAACTCTATTCCAATATTATTTTTAACTTGATCAAGAATGAATTTTTCATTCTTTCCTTCTAAAACATAATCAAGTCCATTTTCTTCTATATATTTCTTTCGAGACAAACTCATTTTAAATATTGATTCTTCTGAATGATGTTTTCCTGTCATCCCTTTGTGATTTTTGTGATTTATTGACATTTTTAATTTTGTTTCTTGTGAATGATGTTTTCCTTTCATTCCATTACTATTATTTATTGACATTTTTAATTTTGTTTCTTGTGAATGATGTTTTCCTTTCATTCCTGCATTATTGTTTATTGAATTTTTAAATCTTGTTTCTTGTGAATGATGTTTTCCTTTCATTCTGCCGCCGCTTTTAGACATTTTTAATTTTGCTTTTTGTGAATGGTATTTTCCTTTCATTCCTGCATTATGCCCCTTGATAAATTTATTTTTCTCATTAGTTGCTTCCTTGCCACAACCACATGCGCATAAAGGTAATTTCTTTTTAATAGAATAAATGATATTCTTAAATATTGATTTTTTTATCTTCATAAAATGATTTTAAACTTTCTGGTATTTGTTTACCATTCTTTTCAGCTACATATAATATTGCTTCATTTACTATATGTTTAATTGATTTATTTGATTCTGCAGCGACAATTCTTAAAAGTCTATGTACGTCTTCATCTATGATAACACTTTTCATTGCGGCTCCTTAATAATATAAAGTTAAGATTTTAATTTATTCATGTGAAAATAAAAACTTTCCGAAAAAAGAAAGGAACAGATTTTACTCTGCTCCTTTCTTGGTCCAACCAGATTAAGACAAATTAAGTCTCAATTCTGGCTGCACTTGCGCACCGAATAATGTTATCGGTCGCTGCTGTGATGAATGCGTTTCTTGGCAATTCTGGGTTTCCCGACTCCCACCATGTGAAAGACGCATTGTTTTTCGTTCTGATGATTTTGCCAATCCCAAGCAGAGTTCCGGCCTTACCGAACACACCCTTCTCATCGATGGCGCTAAGTGTAGTATCTCCACCACGCTTAACCCAACGAATACCATCAGCGTCGACGTGCTCACCGTGAGCATCTCGAAAACGCTTGACTTGATACTCATTGACAAATTGGTTAAATGGCGTATAATGTTCATCAACATACGCCTTCACCACACCATTTAATGAATTCAGATTGGAATAACGAAGACCCAGTTCCCGGGGGATCCGAATCTTGTTATCCTCTCCGCGCTTGGCTGATGGATTGCGGAAGATTACACTCATGCGAATCTGATCTTTCGCCCAATCAATCTTGCGAAATGGGTTGGCTTCCTCGGGAATATAACCCACGAAGCCAAAGCGCTGCTTGGCATCTGGAGTCATTATCTCACATAGAGGGTAATTCGCCCTCTTGAGAATTCCCACCACAACTTCTTGGCTCTGCTGGATTACTTCATCCAGATCACCACCCATAAGTGTGTTGAAAGACTTACCCATGTCTTTCAGAAACTCGAATGTTTTACGTTCGATTTCCTGATTTTCCATCCGAGCCTCGTTCGCATTGTCTGCTCGTATGATCACTGGACGGTTGGGTATTCCACCCAATTCCTTCATGATCTGAGTCAGAGCTTCGAATCGAGTTTGAGAAGCCGCCTTCACTTCCTCGTTCGTTTCAAGCATAATCTTGTCATGCTCGGTTTTCACCAGACCCTCTATCTTGGTCCGAATGTCCAACAGTGCTGGGAGGCGATCCCGAAGCACGATTGTATCGAAAGCGAATTCCGCATTCAATAGCCACTCATAGCGTCCCTTCTTTGCGCCGGGACGACTCTCATCTTTGATTTCCTCCTGCGCAGCAATAGCTGCTGCAACTTCTTTACACACATCTTTCTGTACACCCTTTTTCACAATATTTTTATTGTGAATGGTGGGAACGATTGGGGTGGGAACGATGGTTTCATCAACCAACAATTTTCCATCCTTCATAACCAACGATTCCAAACACGCTACCTGCGTCATTTTTCTGACTCCGTGCATTTATGTAACTTGAGTTTCATGTTCTCTCGAAAAGTTATCGAGCAAACACTACTTCTTCATAAATTAATATATATGATATTTTTTTTCTATTTAAAGTAAAAAAAACAAATTGGTTTTTAGGATTTTAGAACAAAATAAAAAGATATTTATAGGAGTTTACCGATGAATAAGTTTGAACAAGTATCAAGAATTCTAGGTGAGACAATGAATTGTTCTGCTGGCGTTACTGCATATGAAAGTTTACCTACAAAAACAAAAGATTTTAAAGCTAAAAAAAATTATGATAAGTTGTTAAAGGGTGTAGGAGTAGAAAAGAAGTAAATGAAATTGTGTGATTGTGGTTGTGGTAAAGAAGTTAAATGTTTATCTAGTAAATTTTGTCACGGACATAATAGTAGATCGAAAGAATCTAAAGAAAAATATAGACAAACATGTTTAAATAAATACGGTGTCAAAAATTTATTTCAATTAGAAGAAACTAAAAAAAAGATTAAACAAACATGTAATGAAAAATTTGGTGTTGAAAATCCAATGCAATCAAAAGAAATTCAAGAAAAGATTAAACAAACATTTTTAAAAAAATATAGAATAGAATATCCATTACAAATCAAAGAAGCCAAAGAAAAATTTAAACGAACGATGATAAAAAATTATGGAGTTGAACACGCACTTCAATCAAAAGAAATTCAAGAAAAAATAAAATATACATGTTTAGATAGATATGGTGTAGAAGATCCAAATCAATTAAAAGAAATCAAAGACAAAATTAAACAAACATGTAAAGAAAATTATGGTGTAGAATACTATTCTCAGACATTACACGGAAAAGAAGCATCTAGAATCAATTGTATAAGAATGATTGAAAATCAAAAATTAAATGGTGAACCATTAAATGTAAAAATTGGAGATATAGAACGACCATTTCTAAACGAACTTCAACAATATACACAATATAAAATTATTCGAAATGATCCTTCATTTAGATATATTATTGGTCGATTTCCAGATGGTCATATTCCAGAACTAAAACTTTTTATTCAATTTGATGAAAGAATTCATTTTTTAGATACTGAAATGATTATCTATAAACAAGATGATATCGATTGTACATTACAACTAGCATCTCTTGGTTATATTGTATTTCGAGTTTCACTGAAAAAATGGAAAGAAAATAAAGAAAATGTAATTAATCAGTTTAAAGAATTAGTAAGTTCAGGAGATAAAAATGAATAGTATTTCTCTTGTTCCTGAATTAAATTATTGGATAATCCGTATATTAAAGTCCTCTCCAGTTGCTGATACATACTGCAATACACCAACAACTATTTCAGATTTTTGGAGAGAACCAAATAGTGTTTTAGAATTACTCTTCAACGAGTGCTTTAATCCTGATCTTTCTGAACCATCTAGCTCTAGTTCCGGAACGATTTATAGACCTTACATTTATGAGTATAGGTCATGCAATCTAAACTTAATTCCTGATAAAAATGTACTAAATAGAATTCAATTATATAGATGGTTTTGCACCGTATTCGCTGTTGATAGTGAAAAATTTACAAATATATTTGATACCACCGGAGAACATTATCCACCAACCCAACCAGAAAATAATGTCATTTATGATACCGGCTTAGATTATATGGAAGCATCTGCAAATACACCACCAACACTTCCTTATGACGTACCAGAAGAAGATCGTTCACCATATATCAGTTACACAACTAAAAATTTTCTTACTTCAAATTACACTCTTGTAAAACCAGGTGAACAAACAATTTATCCGTATCCCCCAACACCGCCGCCAATATCGATCCAAAACAATGTATTTAATTTTACAGAACAAGATTTAATGATGCTTGATATGCTTTTCGATTATAAAGTATTTGGTATATATGATTTAACAACCGTTAACTATTCTGATCTAACTAGCTGTATAGCAAAACTAATCTACTGTTATCTGCAAGCATTTTGCTATAATAATTTTGACAACTTTGATAGTGAAGAACCCATCTGCGCAGACCCAACTATTCTCCCAGCACTATATGAGAAATATGTATTAGATCTTATCTATCAGTTAAAAGCAAAACAGTATGGTGTTATCTATAAAAATACAAACGTGGTCAATAAATCTATAGTTGAAGAAAATGTATATCGTTTTATGATAATGAAGAAAGATAATTTAAGATTGAATGTTACTCAAGAGATAGTTGATACTAAAGAAATTATAATTACAGATAACATTCCATGGGATCGCAAAGATTTTGTTGTGTATAAAGATGGTATAGTTCTTGAACCAGATGAGGAATATAATTTAGTAATAGATTTTTCAGACCCAACAAATGTTATTGCAAAAGTTCAATTCTTAACTACGATATTAGAACTTGGTGAAGTTATTGAAATGATATGGGGTTATGTTATCCCCTATGGAATATCACAAACAGATGAATAATAGCATAAATAAATTTTGTGAATGTGGTTGTGGTAGAGAAGTAACTATCAATTATCATACTAAACAACCTAACAGGTTTATTAGCGGGCATAATAAATCATGGTTAGGAAAATTTCTAAGTTTTGAACATAAAGAAAAATTATCTAAAATATGTAAATCAGAAGAAGTTCAACAAAAAAAAGAACAAACAATGATGAAAAATCATGGCGTAAAATATGCTCATCAATCAAAAGAACTTCGAAAAAATTTTGAGCAAACAATGATAGAAAAACATGGTTTTAAACACGCACTTCAATCAGAAAAATTTCGAAAAAAATATCAACAAACATCTTTAGAAAATTATGGTTTTGAAAATTATTCACACACAGATCGTTTTAAAAATATAAACAGAATAGCTGCAATTAAAAGAATTGAAGTTCAAAAACAAAACAATGAACCAATACTGCCATGTATTGGTATTTCAGAACGATTATTTTTAAATGAACTTCAGAATTATACTAACTATAATATTATTCGAAACGATTCTACTTTTAGATATGTCGTTGGTAGATTTCCAGATGGGCACATACCAGAATTAAAGTTATTTATTCAATTTGATGAGAATCATCATTTTATAAATAATGAATACAGACAAGATGATATTGAGTGCACACTTCAATTAGCATCTCTTGGATATATTGTATTTCGAGTATCAGAACGAGATTGGAAAAATAATAAAGATCGAGTACTAAATCAATTTAAAGAATTGATAAACAACAATCTAGAATCTATACAATCTGAACAAAATAAAAATTTAAGGAGATTTTATGGCAATCAATGAACCAGATCCTAAAGTCTATTGTGATAATTGTATCTTTTTTATAGCTAGAGA